ACCGTCCTGTCAACCACTCGTTTGATGCAAGCGTAGCACCTGTTGCAAATGCTTTGTAAGTCTCATCAAATGTTGCTTTTTTATTGATCAACCACCATGCAGACAATGACGCTGTTGCGTTAGACGTTCCAACCATAAACTTAGTTGTGTTGTTCAGGTTGGTGACAGTCCAACGACCATTGAGATAGAAGTCCGTGGTGTTGTTACCGTTTGAGTAACGAGCAATGTATGGCTTGGCATCTCGGTTGTATTCTTTTACTCCAGCACCAGTCCATGGATTATCTGTTGCTCCAACAGAGACAGTATCTTCTAGACAAGCAGGTGAATTAACCTGTGTGCGGTTGCTTGTGTTACCTGTAGCAACAATAACTGGAACGTTAATAGACTTAAGATCAGCAATTTGCTTTGGCATACCTGCTGGTACGTCACAAGCGCCAATGACTGCTCCTTGAGAAAGGTTAACAACAGAGATGTTGTACTTGGCTTGATTAAGTATTACCCAATCAAGCGCTAATTTTACTGCCTTAAGAGTATAAAGATTTGGTGCGCCAGATTTGCTCACACCAACAATACGGATAAATACAATCTTTGCATCTGGATTTACTTGTTTGATAACAGAGACCATCTGTGACCCATGGTCAAGAGCAGCGCTAGTTGTTGCTGGAAGTGTTGCTGCTCCTGGTCCTTCCATTGAAATATTGCCGTTTGCACAGTAGCCATACTCAACAAAACATGCTTCTGCTACCAATGACTTGTTAAACCACATTCCGTTTAACCCTGTATCAATGACTGCAATTGATGGTGCTGGATCTGCTGCGTGTGCAGGCAGTGTTGTTGCGCTTAAAAATAATGCAACTACTAATAAATATTTTTTCATAATATAAATGAATCCCTCCGACCCATAGTTTGTGACCTGCGACTTATTTCCCTCGACACTAGGGTGATGTCCCGCTCTTGATTGTTTAACATCATCTCTAGGATCTTGCGGTAAGCGTACTTCTCTTCGTACTTGTCCCGCAAATCTACAATCTCTGGGTCTGTATCTATCTGAGCCTTAATGAGCGTGACTGTAGTTCCTTTGGGCGCTCCTGTGGTCAATCTCACAAGAGCCTTGCTCTCAGCAAACTCAGCCTTACGAAGGCAATCACGTTCAGCCAACTGAGCCTGTACCAACTGAGATGCCATGTAGTCAGCCCACCCTGTAAGAATAGTAAACATCTCAGCCAGTTGTTCACTGCTCAGTTCTGTTATGTCAGGCGGAAGTACCGCTTGATCATACGCTGGCTTTGGTAGATCAATACTCTTTTGAACTACGGGATCAAGTTGCATGTCTTACATCCTCCTGGTGCAACATTGCATTCTGGCATCTCTTCTGCTTCGACTGCTGCAATGATCTTTGCTGCTTTCTTAAACACTGGTTCAACAAAATCATAATCAGCCTTGATAGTGAACTCTTTGTAATCTTGATCAGCCTTGAGTTCATATAGAAATACAATCTCATCAGGAGCCTCATCGCCAAACATACGCTTGGCAAGTTCTAGATACATCTGTCCTTGCATCAAGTGGCTACGAAATGGGCGACGAATATTTTTCCATGCTTTTGTTACATCTCCATCTGCATCATAAAGAATAGATGGCGCTTCAAATCTTAATGTTCCAGCACCGATAGATTTGATTTCAATAAGGCAATCATCACCAATGTTTTTAATCCAACCATCAGTGTGTCCTGCAATACGAAGGGAGTTATCTACAAGTGTGACTTCTGCATACACAAGAACGGTACAACCACAATGCTCACATGCTGCAGGAGATAGGCCAAAGGTCTTCTTTGTGCAGGCTACGCACTTAAAGTCTCCCCAGAGATTACCCATCTCATAAAAACGATTCTGCCATTTTGCATGGATAGCATGACCTTCATCAAAGATATTCTGTAGGCGAAGTCCTGGCTTCTCTGTTTTCTTTTGCCCACCCATCATTAGGTAATAAGAATAGCGGTGACAGAAATCATCCTTGATCATCTCTGATGGGTGAAGCACTGTAGTACTACGATCATCATCAGGTCTACGCATGAGGTGACGTTCAATGTCACCAAGAAGTCTTGTCTCAATCTTCTTAGTGTCCAAGAACTTCTTGAGTTCTGTCTTCGCTGCCATTTAGTATTCCTTGTCTTTACTGAAAATAAATTCTTCAAGGGTCATTTTCTTTTTATATGTCTTCTGCCATTTTCTTAGTAAAGCATTTCTTTCTCTGTGACTTAATCCTCCCCAGATTCCATGAGGCTCATCTCTGCTGATGGCGTCCCATAAACATTCCGCTCGTACAGGACAATAGTTCTTGCCGTTCTCACCAAGACAGAATGACTTGGCTTGAGCAGCAATTGTTTTGTATTGTTCTTTATCACGAGGCGGGTAGAAGATATCCGTGTCTTGTCCTGAACACTTTGCTTCATATCTCCACGCATATTCTGGTTCATCGTAGTTCATCATTTGAGGGTTGTAGTTTCTCTCTCATCTCAAGGAAATCATCTTCCATTAATAGTACATAGTTCTTATCATTAAGGCTAATTCCAAACACTGGCATTCTACTTTCTAGAATTGCATGTGTTACGTTTTTTTCTAAATCAATTGCTTTAAGTGTGTAAGTTTTTTTACCTGTGTACTTATGTTCTATGAGAAGATCATCAGATCTAACATCACCTTTGCGAGACCAGAGTGCTCCAGAGGCAGCGTTAGTAGTTCCGCCAATTTTCTTAGCGAGTCTTTTTTCGTGCTTCTGAGATTGTTTCTTACCGTCAGTCTTCAAGTTCTATCTTGCCCTCGTTGTAGCCCTCTATCAAACGAGGAACAAGATAGAAGAGTGCTTCACGCCAGAAACATGGGCCACATCCACAGAAGGGTTCTCCCGATAATGTGTCTGGCATCATTTCGTCAAGACCATCCCATGTGGCTTCAAAAAGCATATCGGTGTATGCCTCAACGCCTTTTTCTAACTCGTGTGCCCATGCCTGATCATTAACATTAAACTTTTTAGTCATCGGTTTCTCCTGCCATTGGTAGGTCTGATGTTTCAAATACTAACTTTTGAATTGTTTCTTTTAATTCAATTTCTTCACGGATACTGTCAATAACTGATTCAATACCTTGCCACTTTCTTTCATCAAAGTAGAACCATCCACCCTTACGAGTAACAATTCCCTTGACAACAGCCAGTGATGCAACTTCTTTTGCAAAGTCGTACTCTCCTGCTGCACAGTTTCCTCCGTCAGCAAAGTAAAAATCAAAATAAGCAACACGTTGTGGTGGTGCAGTCTTGTTCTTTAATGTACGAACCTTAATACGTTGTCCTATACGTACCTTGTTAGTTCCAGAACCAATTTCAATCCATTCGTCACGACGAATTTCGCAACGAGTAAAGAATGCATAGTTCTTACCTTCTCCGCCAGGAGTAGTACGTGGATCCCCATGCATAACTCCAATCTTCATACGGTATTGGTTAATGATTAACCCAAGGACAGGACGTTCATCTTCTACAAGGCTTCTCTTCATCGCAGAACCAACTACACGAAAGAACTTATTAGTAAGAAGGGCTCCTCTACCTATAGTCATTTCATTCATGTCCTTCTCCATTTCAGGAGCGGGAGATAATGCTGGCAATGAATCGATGACAATTGCATCTACAGACTTAGACTCTGCAAACTCGATGATTGCTTGATACGCCTCTTCCATTACGTTTGTTTCAATAACAATAACTCTGTCTGTATCTACCCCACACATCTCTGCATACTCAGGGACCCACTGTTCAGCAGCAACCCAGACTGTTGTGTGGTCAGGTTTAAGTGCTTGATTAGCAGCAATAGTTTTTAAAGCAACGGCTGTCTTGCCGTGTGATGGCTCTCCAATTAATTCGTTCCATTGGTTTCCTGGGAATCCTCCACCAAGAACATAATCCAACGTAGTACTGCCAGAGGTAATGCGAGGAATAAGATCACTCCTAATATCAGAAGCGATAACCACCACATTATTACCGAATTTCTTGTTAAGTGTTGCGACGATTTTTTTGGCTTCATCATTCATTTTCTTCCTCCACTAAAGTTACAAAATAACAATTAAAAGTTGGGATCTCTACAAACAAATCATTATCCATAACTGAAGTGTTTTTACGAACTACGGTTCCACGATTAAAATCAAACCCATCAACAATTAAAGCGTGAGTATGCTCACTATTTAACATAACAAAATACGTATCTTCTTCGGGATGTTTCTTTGCAAACTTTTGTTTACGTGCTGGAAAATGAACTTCTCCAAAAGGAAACTTAGGACCTGACCAATTGTGTTTTACTTCTACCTCGTAGTAATAACGGCGCTCATAAGCCGTATCACAGATGATGTCAATGCCGTATTGATCTGGATTAACGTAGGCATTGTGTTCATCACTGGTATTTAACCAATTAATAATTATTTCTTTTGCGTAATCATTCTTGGCATAGAGTTCGGGGCTAAAAGGTTTAGCCATCGATGCGACCAATAATTCCTTGAGGATTCCAATTGCTTTGACCATCGTTTCCTAATGAACTCTTAGCATTTCCTTCAACTTTTGCACCAGTTAAAGCACCAAACTTACTTCCTGATTGTTGTAGTGGGTATCCACAGTCATAACAACGAGGTGCTGCATTCTGCACAGCCATGTAGTTGTTGCCTCCACAATCAGGACAAGACTGCGTTTGACTAGCACTTCCAATACGGATGCTTGGTTGTTGCGGTTGAGGTGGTGCATACGGCGTCATTGGTTGTTGTGAAGGTGGCATTGGTTCATTTGCTGGACGTGCTTGCGGTGCTGCAGGTTGTCCACCTAGTTGTTTTGCCCACCAGTCTGCATTACTCATTTTGCTTCTCCCCACTTGTCTACGATTTTTACATCTGCAATCAAAGGAACAATGATCTCTGGCAATTTAATTCCTTCCATTGATATTCTAATTGCTTCTGCAGTCTCTTCTGCAAGATCTGCACGGGCAACAGTAACAAGTTCGTCGTGCACAGTCAAAATTACATTGACGTCTGGTTCATCAATAAAACACGAGTGTGCCCTAACCATTGCTAATTTCATTAAATCTGCAGCAGAACCCTGAATTACTGTATTAAATGCTTGTCTTTCTGCTCTTGCTAGTGTTCCTTTTTCCCGACTTCTCAGTTCTGGAATATAACGTCGGCGCCCAAAAATGGTTGTAACGTACGGAACAGGCCCTCTACCGCTTGCTTGACGGATCACACGACCACGATACTTTTGAATGTCACTAAATTGTTGAGTAAATCTATTTAATAAATCTTTTGCATCTGACACACTGCAACCAATACTTTGAGCAATTTTGTCGGGACCAACACCATAGGCAATAGAGAGCACCAATACTTTTCCAGCCTTACGATCAACACCCATGGTGTTACCAATTGTTGTATAGATATCCTGACCGTTTGTATAGTTCTCAACCATAATTGGATCTTTAGAAAACGATGCAATAATTCGTGGTTCAATCTGTGAGTAATCAGCAACTACTAATTTGTATCCTGGTGGTGCAATAAACAAATTACGAATAAGTTTTCCATACTGACCACTGCTTGGAATGTTTTGTAGGTTTGGATCACTGCTAGAAAACCGTCCAGTCTCTGCACCATGAGGTTTAAAGTTAGTGTGTACTCGACCGTCAATCATAAAAGATTTCTTATTAACAATTTTTTCTTTACCCAAATTAGTTCTAGTAATATCTCCACCAAGGTAAGGCATTACATAAGTTGTCATTAACTTGTTTAAGTCTTGATATTCAAGGATGGAGTCTACTAATTCGTCTTTGCTTCTATAAAACTCAAGGGCATCAGATGAAACTGAGTATTGATAAATGCTTAAAGCGCTTGGATTAGTTGCTGCGATGTCTTGTCCCTTTGATGTAAGAGCAATACGTACTCGAAGATTAGGTTTAATACCACGGCCTTCTGGTTTAGGGGAGAATAGCAATTCTTGTTTCTCTTTTACTGAATTCATACTAAAGGCTCTGCCTGCTAACTTATACGCTTTACCTCGTGCAAGATCGATATCAATCTCAAGGCGCTTTTTTAATTTCTTTAACTCTTCAACATCAATGTTGGCGCCAGTAAGTTCCATATCACATAGTGCTCCAACAACATCCATCTCTAGCATCCATACACGCTTAAGGTCTCCTTCTAATTTAGGCGCTAAAGATTTGTAAAGTTTCCAAGTAACTTCTGAGTCAAACCCTGAGTAATGTGCTACGTCGCTAAAGGAATGAACCTCAACCATTGCACCAATTCCTTTTTCAACTTTAATTCCAAGTTCTCTTTCCGCACTGGCAGCAAGGTTGAGTGAGTTGCGGTTACGGTTATCAATAACAAAGCCAGCCATCATTGTGTCAAAGTGTGGCTTCTTAGGAACTACGCCACGGTAATATTTAGCAATTGATTTAAGGTCAAACTTAACATTATGACCAATCTTTAATTTGTCACTAAAGAATAAAGGTTTGAGTGCAGCAAAAACTTCTCCAGGAAGTAATTGCACGGGTGGCTCACCAAATACAGGAGTCCATCGTGCTTCATTCTTAGAGTAATCCGTTTCTTTAATTTCTTTACCAGCATCAAGTTTTCGCTGTCCACTAAGTAACAGTTCTTTATTCCAATGAAGAAACTCTCCGTTAGGGTGCCCCATAGGGATTACGTCTGTGCGATCTTCTGTTGCTAATGAAATCCACATAACGTCATTAACGACGGGTTGAATTCTGTTTTCTCCAACTGTTTCAACGTCAAATGCAAACGCATCTACTTTGGAGTAAAACTCAACAAGGTCTTTTAATTGTTCTTTTGTTGTAATGATATTCATTTTAATCCCCTCAAAAGTTTAATGAAGTGGGGCCTGTAATAGAACAGACCCCACCTCTTGGAAGTGCAACTACGCTACAGAGCGAGCAACCTCTAGCATTTCGGAGCGAGGGGTCTCTCGAATAACTTCTGCTGTAAACGGAACAGCGGCTGCTACTAACTCTTGAACAGCATCGTTGCTCATCTTCCATTCCTCTGCTAGGTCACGACCACGAACGAAGTTGAGGGTGTACTGCGTTGTTGGGCCTGTACCTAGTCGAGAAATTTCCCAGAACTCTTTGTTAAGAGGTCCTTTGCGCTCATCTTCATGAGCCTTCTTGATCTGACGTGCCAGTGATGGCGGTGCAGTCAAGATTTGAACGCCTTGTGTTTCTCCGCTAAGGACAAGGACATTGAATGCGAATTTGCCACGAGGCTTGTCACCAAGCACATCGCATAATGGGCATGATTCACCAATGCAAACAAAAGATTTCTTGCCCTTTGGGCGTTCAATCCAGTGTTGTTCGTATGAAGCGAATGGGTGATCTTCGAGGAACTTTACAAGTTGTGGTTCTTCGGAGAATCGGAAGTCAGTTGGAAAATCTGTTGTCTCTGACTTAACGAGTGTGTCGAATGCATCCCAGCCCTGTTGAACTGTGGTGCCGACCTTTGGTGTTGCATCTTCGCTATCTACATCAAGGAATGATTGCTCATCCTCAACGTAAACGCTTGTATCTGTTGGTTGCGTAATTGGCATTTGTTTCTTTCTTTAGGTAATGAGGCTCGGAATAATTCTGTATCTCTGTACAGGTTTAATTACTACTGGCTCTCGTTGGATATGATTTCTTTCCAGCGCTTTACTAAAGCATCTGTCAAGTCTTCGTGTTGGTTCCACTCGACACGAGCAGAACCTAGCAATCCTCTGCGATTGAATTCATCAATTGCAGATTCAATAAGTGCACGGGTATACACCCGATTTCCACCAGTCTTCTTCCCTCCAAGGGTCTTAGACCGAAGTCGATACGGGGCACGTGGAATATAGCCCTTGCGTTCCCATAGGCGAACAGTAACAATGGTCTTTTCCAATGCCAGTGCTACTGCACCGATTGTGAACACCTCTGTTTCTTTTCCACCTAATGTTTTAATGATTGGGTTTGCATCCCAACCATTACTCTCACCAACTTTACGGCGAGAAACTTTTGGATCTGGTTCACGTCTCTTTTTTTTAGAGCCAGGGACATACTCAAGGTCAGCAAATGCTGCCTCAATCTCATCGTCTCCACGTAAACCAGCCATGATTACTTCTTATTCATAACGAGAGCCCATACAACTTTCTGTGGGTACATCTCATCAATCTCTTCTTCAGTTAACTTACCTTCGTACAAAGCAGCCATCAACGCATCTTCATCTACGACACGAATAGTTTTGTAGAGTTCTTCTTCCATTCCCTTGTCGGAAATCATTTGATCTGCTACACCTTCATCAATCTTACGTGTAACACGGCGCTGTTTGTAAAGACTACGAACGCCTTCAATTTCTTGTGACAGTTCAATAAAGATATTGCCGTTGCTATCTACTTCTCCGTTAGCATCTGCGTGCTCAAAAATATTTTCACGAAGTTTTTTTAGTTCTGATTCAAAGAACTCTACTTGCTTCTTTACGAATATGTATTGACGAGCCTGTGCTTCAAACTCATTGGTCTCATCTTTTTCAACTGGTACTACTCTTGCCATGTTAACCCCCTCAAGGTCTCTGTTTCTGTAGGAACCCTATCAAAGATCCTACGGTTAGGTCAATTCCGCCTTTGGAGTTTATACCTGTCCCATCCATAACGGCATCTGCTACTGCATTTTTTTGTTGGAGCATCTCATGTTGTCGTTCCTCTATGGAGTTTCCAACAATCAAATCTTGAATAATAATACTAGGCCATCGACTTGACGCTCTTTTAATGCGCCCATTTCTTTGTACTGCTAATCCCGCTGACCAGGGAAGGTCGTAGTTTATAAGAAGATTGGCGATAGGGAGATCAACACCGTAACCACCAGCATCACTAGAAGTAAAGACACGGCAATTAGGGTCTGTAAGAAATAATTCTTTACTTGCTTCTTTTTCTTTAGCATTCATATTCCCTGTGTACGTAGTTCCGCCAACAATGTCTTGAATTCTGTGGAGCATACCAACCCACGACGTAAATATAACTACCTTTGCCTCTGGGTCAGTATCTAAATGATCTAAGACATAATCTTTTAATATGTCTAATTTAGGTTGTTTAACGATTCCAGTGAGTAAGTCTCGATCCTTTAGGCTATAGCAGTAGGCGCTACCTGCTCCATCTTGTTTAGAAAACTTTTCTGCGCTGTCATGAAGTAACTCTGGATGATCACAGAGCATACGAAGGGCTGTAATTTTGGACATGATAGATCCACGCATCATGTCTGCTGGACTCCCTGGTTTACTTTCATGACCATAGTGAGCCATCAATGAAAAACCTGGACCAAGTAGTTGTTGTGCTTCAAAAAGTTCGTTACTCAACTCATCAGCAATGTAGTTGTATAGGTATGAAGTCTTCTTATCAAGGTTAATTTGAATAGGGTCACGATGAATTGTGTCTGGAAGATACGGTGCAACATCTGGATCTGTTTGAACTTTACGAACTGATGCACTTTTCATCTTCTCATGAAAGATTGGGAGGTTTCTATAGCGTTGTACTCCACCAAAGTGATTACGAACAATGAAAGTCTGATCAAATAAATCAAAGCGACCAAGTAACTTTGGGTCTACAAACTGCATGATGCTGTAGACCTCTTCGGGGCGACCATTTTCAATAGGTGTTCCCGTCAATGCAAACCGTATAGGTACGTTGGCAGATAATTTTTTTACTGCCTTTGATCTCTTAGACCTAAACCCTTTGATAGCGGTTGCTTCGTCACATATTACAGCGCCCCACTCATAGTCCTTAATAAGATCCCAATCATTGACTACTGTTTCGTAGTTGCAAATAATGTAGTCCGTGTGTTCTTCCCACTCTAGGTCTCTACTCCAACGAACTGCACGAGTGGTCTTAGAGCCATCAATGACTGACGTTCCAGCATCTGAAAACTTCTGTATCTCTTTCTCCCATTGATACTTTAGACTTGATAAGGCAATAACCAATACAGGTTTTGTAATTACACCGTTGTCCTTTAACTGTTCGATAGCGGCAATAGTCATGCACGTCTTACCTAGACCCATCTCATACGCTACAAGCATCTGCTTACGGTCAACCATCTTGGCTACTGCCTCAGGTTGATATGGTTTCAAAATTCCTTTAAAGGTCAATAGGTGTTGGCGCCGTGGCTAGTGACCCACATAACGCACACTCCATGTCTAGCATGTACAAGGAAATTTCTCCCTCTTCAAACATACACTTAACGTTCCATAATGTGGAACCACATATACACACATGTAGGGGCGATTCTTTATCTCGTAGATCCATCATAGATATGCAGCCTTACCTAGTATTGAAGTGCGTGCAGTTTGAAGTCCTCGTTCAATTTCTGTTTCAGTCATGTCGCCAACATCTTTAACATCAATTCCTGTGTA